TTTAACCCAGAGTGTTTTTGATGCGTTTGGCTCTGCTAACGATCTAGCCGCTTCTACGTGTGTTCTATGCACAAGTTCGTCCCTGTGCCAGAATTGGATACGGTCAATAAACCGTATCCAACGTAGAAACTTACTCGGGGGTTTCTCCTGCATCTTCTGCTTCTGCCTCTATTGGCGCTTCAACTATTGTTTCCGCTTCTGCTTTTATTTTTGCTACTTCAGCTCTTAATGCGGCTCTTTCGGCCTCAAGCTGTGCGTTACGTTGAGTTTCATTGTGTTTCATAAATGCTACCATTCGATCAAACTCTGTTGTGTTATTTACGCGTGGCTCTATCGATGTGAAACTTGGATTATCAGTATTTTCTACTGCTTGGTCCAAGTCTGGTATATTTACAAATACATCTGCTGATTTTTCAGCTTTTATTTGCACATATGTTGTGCCAGGTGCTGTATATTGAATTTCAGTTTTTCCGTTTGATGTTCCCACCAATACGGCATCAGACATTTTATTATTGTCTGCTACCCAAATTTCAATGTTTGAATTAGCTGTAATTTCAAACTTTACGTGTCTTGGTTTGTTTGAAGCAAACTCAATCACTTGTCCTGCTTTTGCAACTGTCCACTTATTTACGTTTCCGTGTTTTATTCTATTCATTTTCTATTTTCCTTTTTAAAATGAGCAGGGGAGGGGAGTACTCCCCTGCTTTTTATCACTTCGCGATACGTGAGGAATCAACTTGCGAAGTAATTGCGTCATAATCGCTTGTTGCGTCAGTTTCTTGTAGACCTGCACCGAATACGGTGTTTCCTACAATTTGCATGTCTGATAGACATGTAATTTCAAAACTGTCGCTTACTTGGTCAGCAAAAACTTTCTTGTGTAATCCGCTACATAAATAGAAGGATTCATTTAAAGTCGGATTAATTGTCTCGGCAGACCAAATTTTAGCCCTGTCCTCGTCAAATGCGTCATTTGCAGGGCGGTAATATTTACCACCTACGCTTACGGCATCTCTTATCCACTGATGGTTAAGTGGTGCATAACCAAATGTTCCATCCGGTGTAGCATGATTTACGTCAGCGTGGTCATTTTTTAAAACTGCCACTTTTTCTGGATCTAATACATCAGACAGATAGTTAGGTAACGTATCTGGATCTGTTGTATATAAGAAATAGTCTTTCTTACGTTCCCATAATTGTTCAGGGACAATTTCTGCTGTTATCATTATAACACCGCCAGTGTTCATTGCAGGTGTTCTGAATGACATATCTATTGTTGCCATACCGTTAGTTGCTGACTTATCCAAGTTTGCGCCATCTGTTGCATAACGTTGATTAAATCCTATCATTGCACGTTGACGACCCAATAAAATTGGCTGCTTTAATGCTTCTTCAGGCACCCTGATTCCGCTCATAAGGAGGTCAATAATGTGCTCTGATTCCAAACCATCATAACGTGCTCTTAATTTAGCAAAGGCAGCTGTTTTACGTGCTTGCTCAATGTCAGCAAGTGACATTGTTGCGTTTCCGCCTGTTGTTAACTCTGCAAAAATTTCGTCAAATAAATATAGATCGCCTTCGTCAACTATATCTGCACCTGACATTGATGGACTAAATGTTGCACCATCACCTGCCATACTAGCACCACCTGTTGCAGTATAATCTGCAGCATTAACGTGTCTATGTGCTTTACTTGATTTAATTGGTGCTTGAAATGTCAATCCGGCAAGTGTTACTTGTCCGTCAATTAAATTCTGATCATAATCGGATACAATATTTTGCATTCCGTTATTAATCCAAAACGCATCTGCTAATGAATGATCAAATGCGTTTCTTAATGGTAACGATTTAGATCTTGCTTTGCGTCTATGATTAATAATTGCATTATATGCTTCAACAGGTGTTGTATTATATTGTTCTCCAACATTATGAATACCCATTGTTTGTAAAAATGGTACTGCATCTGAATTACCATAAAAACCTGTATCCATATTAATTACATTTGATGAATGTACAGTAGCTACAGTTTGGTTTGATGGATCATATAATTTATTGCTTTCAAAAAATGGAATTACACTACCTGCAGCTCCATTTTCTTTTTTATATGATCGGTTTAATTCGTCCATTGATCCGTTAAAACGGTCAAACGCAAGCATTGGAACAAAGTGAGCGTATAGTGTTACCCCCACACCGTTCATTAACATTTCTGATGTTTCCATCATTTCAACGTTAACTCTAAGTTTACCGCTTCGAACGCCGTCTTCGCGGTGTAACCATTCATACTTCAGTGGCAGAATTTTACCTGCATCACCCGATGTTAAAACTCGGCCTTTTGCATTACGTACAGTTTTTTGTACTGCAATAGGTGAATTTGGTATCATTTCAGTCATTCTCATTTGCGTTTTCTCCTTGCAATGATTTTGGTTATAATTTTTCGTATTTTTTTACACTTAACGCACATGCAATGCGTCAACTTCTGCTTGTGAAATTATTGGCGATACCAATATTTTTCCGTTGCGTGTATGTCCGATTGTTTTTTCAAATGATTGTAATTTTCCATCTAAAAAACCACCAAATGAATTTGATGCTTGTTTTAATGCTTTTTTTATTACATCAAAAAATTCATCTGCATTTTCATCATTTTTTATTCTAATCGGATCTTGTTTATTATTTTGTCTTGCTTGATTTATATTCTGTATTGTTGCCAATACTGTTTCATAATCACCGCCATGTTGTGCAACATATTGTGTTGCAATCATAGCTGCAGAACTTAATGCTTCGTTTGCACTACTTTCTATTAATTCTGGATTTACTACGTCAAAATCTGGTACTACACCATTTGGGTCGTATGCAGTTACAGTTATTGGTGTATATTGACGTCCTCGTTCATTTGTTTCTTTTTGTATAACTGGCACTTGTGTTTCAGTTTGTGTTTTTTGATTAAATACTTTCCAAAAATCACCGCTGCTTAATCGCGCAGGTTCATTACTATATCTTGAACCTTGTCCGCCTGTTGCTCGTAATACAGTTAACGGATTAAATCCGTTTCTTTCAGCTTCTGCCCTTAAATGGCCTAAATCTAGTTTACCTGCATTTGGGTTTGGTTTTTTGTCTGGTAATTTACCAGTATTGGCAAACATATATGCATCTCGCATAACTTTTTGCCCTTTTTTTAATTCGTCTTTCCAACCCATATTATATTACTCCCGTGTTTAATAAGACATCGGAAAATAATGCTAATCCCATTATTAATCCCGCTACCGTTGCTATTATGATGTCTTTTAATTTCATTTGATCCATCTCCTTGTTATGAGATCGATGGCTACTCCGGCTAACGCCGTAAATCCCAAAACGATACTTTCCGTGTCGCCAACAGCGACACCGGCGCCGGCAAGCGACGATCCGAGTATCGTACCAAATCTAGTAATAACTGGTTTTAGGATTTGTTGTATTAGTAGTAATTGCAATTTTTACTCCTTCTTTATTAGAAGGGGCAAAAGTCCAAATGGCCGATAATATATATTATGATCAATTTGAGACTCTTGTGTCACCCCATACGTATTTGTAGACATTTAAAATATGATTTGTAAAGTCTTTTTTTTATTTTTTTGTGTTTTTTTGACACTTTTAGCACCAAGGTACAAATTTTTTAGACCCTGACCCCCCTTTAGGGGTGTTATCTTTAGGTCTGTCTTTACACCTTATCCGCAGATCTCTGACCAACCATGTTTGTTTTGGGGATTTTTTCCGCTTCGCTAGATCCCTTTCGGGAGGTGTTACAGCTGTTCGCTCCTGCCTTACAGCAGGTGGACTATATATTTCTATTCCTCGTCCAATTCCGCGTACAGTACTTCGGCGTGTGTCCGCCGTCGTTTGATTTGTTGTCCTTGTTTTATTGTTTTTATTACTTCTGGTCTTTCTTCGTGCCATTCATCCGTCTCCGTATAAATTTGAATTCCTGTTTTGTTTTTGTTTTCCCAATATATTATAGGAATACCGTCGTATTCTGCTTCCACCATAATATCGTCTTTAAATATTCCATCTCCCTGGTAATCTTCCCAGGGTTCTACATATTGTACTGGTTTATAATGTAGGCGTTCGTACAATTCTTCGTCTGTGTACTCTATGTCCGTTATATCGTCGTAATAGTCGTTAACTATTTCTGATAACGGTTCGTGATCATACTTTGCTTCCCACTCGTTGATAAAAGTTTCCATAAAATTTTCTCTTGTTTTGCCTTGCATCATAAATCCTTTTTCTCGGTTTTTATAATCCCTGACGTCTCCAAACTTATAGAAATATGTTTGTGGGACGAGGGCTTGTTCAACGTGTTGCTTCGCTAACTGTTGAAAAAACTCGTGTCCTAATGGAGGTTTTTTGCTCATAGCCAGATGGCTATCACTTTGCCTTGATGTCTGATCTTTCAGAACATATTTAAGGCAATATTCAAAACCTTTCCAATCGGGTTCTTGGAAATAACTGAAACCGTGTTTCCAGTATGTCCAATCTACCCTTTTATTTGACGTCACTTCTGGCCAACTATCCTTAAAGAATAGTATTATATGCCAGTGTGAGCGTCCTTTTGCACTTCCGTATTCTCCAGTGACTATGTAACGAACTTTATAATTTTTACGCAATCTTTTAAGAAAATCTTGAACGTCTTTATAAATTAACGTTACTGCATTAACGCCCTGATCTGCGTCATACGTTAATGTTACTGCGTAAGTTTTCTTTGCAAACTTACTTTCGGCAATGCATCTTCCAACGTAATCGTTAACTCTACGTTTGCGGCATTGCCAGCATTCGCGACACCCAACTTCAGTTCCATCATCTAATTTTATTGGTGCGATGCACATAATTTACTGCTGTTTCCTGAGTTTGGTGTCACTAAATGCATATCTTAACAAGGGTAGGGAGATAACGCCGGCAAACGGAACTCCAATATATGGAGTTTCCGTTCCGTTTGCCTGATGTAAGTTATTCAACTTACTTTTTAAAATGGGTCTTTTAGTTTTTCTTGCCAATTTTCTATTTCCCAGTGTGCTGGATCCCAGAAATTCCAATCGTGTCCTGAATCCAATTTTATGTTGCGTTTACGCGCAACTTCTTTGCCGATTGCAACCATGCAATCCCATTCTTTTTTGCTTAAATTCCAACCACGTGTGGCATGAATTATATC